ATTATCATCAACGCCTGTTGAATACTTATAGTTAGTCCCACCTGCTGTGGAGTTATAAACAACACCTGGATAAGTGGCTTCTATTTGAAGATAGTTTGAAAAAGTTGAGCTAGATAAACTCGTCGTCCCAATGCCCAAACTCTCAGCACTCGCATCCCAGAAGAACTTTGGCGTGGTGCCTGTGTCCTCGTAGAAGCTGATGTCGCCTGATGGCTGAATATTCATCCGCAATGCAAGGGGATCACCTGTGTAGAACAAGTGATTACTACGGCCATCAACAGTGCTTGTGCGAGGCTGATAAAGCAATGAACCCGTTTGAGTAAATGGTGCCGTTCCTAAACTTCCAGTTTTTAGAATGTAAGCGCTACTAGCAGTTGAGCCAAACGCATCAGACGTTCCAAAAATCTCAAAAGCGCCATCCACAGTCAGCCCATCGCTGGTCAAAGTCCCCGTGATGTCTACGCCTGTGCTGGTGGTGGCGAGTTTAACTGCGTTGTCGTGTCGTATCTGAACGTAACTATTGTCTACAAGGTCTATATAAGACTCTGCGCCATCCCAACTACGTAGAGATAGGTTTGAGGCATCTATGTTTAGATTTCCTGTACCAACATCTTTAATGTAGCTATTAGACCCATCATGGTAAATCTGTAGATCACCTCCAGTGGCATCACCAAAGGTCATCTTGTCGTTATCACCTAGTCTGATCTCTTGGGCAGCAGCACTGTCTATAGTAACTGTAGTACCTTTAACAGTAAGGTCACCATTAATTACCGCATTGCCAGTTACATCAGCAGCAGTTGTGCTTAGTATAACCGCCTTTGAACCGATATAACCTGCCATTATGTTTGCTCCAATACACTCAGAATAACGTCTGCTGAAGATGCTGTATCACTTGTTACAACTACTGTATCAGTAGCTTCTAAAATAATTTTACCATCTAACACCGATAGACCTGACCCTGCTGGGATAGGTGCATCTTTTACTACGTAGACTCCTGCACATTGTACATCTACTAGAATCTGTGCTGCTGTGGTATTAGCTATGGTTAAGCCAATCGTAACTGAAGTGGTAGCTGAAGGAACTGTATAAACCGTAGTAGCACTAGTTCCTACGCTTGCTGATGTATAGTTTTTAAAAGTATTTGCCATATTGTTATCCTAGTGCTATAGCTAGAGCTAATGCATCACCTGCACGATCAAAGTCAGTAGAGTTTAATCCATCAAGTGTATCAGCATCTACGTTAAGGGCATCCACATAACTTTTAGTTACACGGGTATCTATGTCTGTATTTACTCTGGCTGTAGTATAATATAAGTTAGTACCTTCTGCAAGGTCACCTGTATCTTTTGTAGCTAATCGAGTGTCGAAGTCTGTGTTAGCTCTGGTGGTAGTGTAGTAAAGGTTTGTACCTTCAGTTAAGTCTGTAGTATTCTTAGCACTAAATGCTGTGTCAAACCTAGCTGATGTATAGTAGAGGTTAGTACCCTCAGTTAGATCAGTAGTAGTCTTACCAGAGAATGCAGTATCAAAACGTGCAGTGGTGTAGTATAAGTTACTACCTTCTGCAAGGTCACCTGTGTCATGATTGCTAAGGGAAGAGACTGTACCTGTAACATTACCTACCAAGTTAGTAGTTAAGTCTTTATTCATAGTCCAGCGGTCAGTAGCTGAATCGTATGTAAATGTAGCAGATGCACCATCAACACTAATACCTGCACCATTAGCTGCTGCTGCATTAGCTGCACCTGATGCTAGAGTAAGGTTAAGATCATCTACGGTTACAGTGGTAGAGTTAATAGTAGTCGTAGTTCCATCTACTTGAAGGTTACCTAAAATAACCAGTGTACCTGTAGCATCACCATAAGCTGCTGGGTCAATAGTAAATGTAGCGGGGCCACGTAGATACCCACTAGTAGTAATATTACCAATGCTTAAATCATCATTAGCATCTAGTGCTACAGCCTTTTCAGCAGGTAAAGTAATAAAGATGTCTTTAGTACCAGAGCTAAAGCTAACAGCAGAACCACTGTTGCTACTCTCTAGAACTGTAGTACGTGATATTGTTCCAGCAGTGCTGTCGTATGTACCAAGCCCTACTTCCCATTCATCTGCATCTCTGTGAGAAATAGCATAGTAAGTTGTATCAGAGTTAGAAAGTACAGCACCAAAGCTTTGAAAACCTTCAACGGCACCACCGAGTGTTATATCACCAGTGCCAGATGTAGTTGTAGTTTCTTTTACTCTATCTTTTAAAAGTAGGGCCATAGGTACAAACCTTATGCAATACGAATGATAGCGTTAGATGCATCTGCTGTTGGCAGCTGAATTGTAAAGTCACCGTTGGTAGAAGTCTTAGTACCACCAAAGTCAATAACCGCAATAGCTGCATTTGATTTAGATGCATTGTAGATGATACAACCATCTGCTGAAACGGTAGCTGATGCCCAGGTTGTATCTGCAAAGTCTACAATAGCTGTTGAGCCTGACAGTGAAATAACTGGGCTTCCTAGTGTGTTACCACCAGTAGTGTAGTTAGTACCTGTAGCTTCATCCGATGCGACTGTAACGTTGCTGTAATTTGTAGTAGCTGCACCGTAAGTACCAGATGGAGTACTCTTAATCAATGCAATTTTAATGGTATCTGTATCCAGATCGTGAACACCCCCAAGTAGTTCTTGCTTGAAGCTGTTGCACATTGCCGTTGTAATAGCCATAGGGAATGTCCTTATTAAAGTAAGCACAAGGGGGCCAGTACTTGACCAGCCCCCTCATTAGTTACATTACGCTAGGTTATAGCGTGCATTTACCAACGCTTCTGGGCGTAGGATTTTGCGACCGTACAGGTGCATACCACGAACGATGTCAGCAAATGAATCTGGGTCACGATAGGACTCAGTTTTGTTGATTTGTTCAGCAGTTGCTACTGCAGAGTCATGACCAGCTACGATAACACCGTAGTTGACTTGCTGTGCAGATGTACCTGTTGTCGAAGAACCTGTACCAATCGATGGTAGGTTGTTCGAAACGTATACACGGAAGCCGTTCCAGTTAGGAATTACCAAACCGTTACGTAGAGCGCCTGAATCTCCGAAGTCTGAGTTCAAGAAACGAGAATCTTCGTCCATCAGGACTTCCATCATAACTGGATCGATAACAACCCAACGACCTGCTTTGTCAACGTTTTGTTGGTCAAGCAAGCGGCCCATACGTGCAACCAACATAGTTGGGGACACATATGTTGTTGGAAGTGCTGTTGCACCTGGCAAACGAGCAGCAACTGGGATAGAGTCACCTGCAACACCAGAAGTTGTGATGTTACCGAAATCGGTGATGTCTAGTTTGTTTGCTGCAAGCAATTCATCTGAACCAGCAGATGTGTTTGCTTTAGTACCGTTAACAGTTGTGTTAACTGTGTCAGCGTTACCATGCAATGCAGACTGTTTATAGCCTGACAAATAGCCCAATACTTCTTGGTCATGCTGATCAGCCAAGCGGTATGCCGCACGGTTGGTTGCAAGATCCATGAAGTTAACATGTGAATGGGCTTCCTCGATGTCGTCCATTTTGAAGGCAAAATAGTTAGCCTTATCAACGACTAGAGAGAAATCGTCATCCTGCAAATCTTGTGCTGTGACTGTTGTGCCACGAGCATATGCAGAAACTGAGATTTCAGGTTCTTTAATGATTTTAACAGTGTCGCCTTGGTTAGCGATTTCACCGAAATAATCAGAGTTTGTGATGTCTCCAACGACAGTAGACTTGCGGAAAGCAAGTTGTACTTTCTTGGAATAAATTACGGGAGAGAAGTTCCCGTTTGGCAGGTTTGTGTAACCTGATGCCGATGCAAAAGCCATAGTAAATCCTCCATGATATTTGGCTTAATAAAGCTAAACACCTTAAAGAGGCTGATCGTTTTCTAGGGTGCAGTTTATATACAGTTGCGCTACCGTATACCTACTGGGCCTATACTTGAGCAGGTAGTTCTTTTTAGTTTTAGACTTTTATATGAAAATTGGATTGAGACAAAAGGTAGTCATAAAGAGGCTTTTGTCTCTACTCCTATAGTTATACTGTTGATTATCTTATTGTCAACAGCTTTTATCTAGCTCTGCCAGATACATCGTAAACAAACTTACCCGAACGGATAGCTTTGTTAATTTCATCAGATCTAGCTTCAAATTCTTTTGCAGACATTCTAGCTACCTCTGACTCACGAATTACGTTACTAGCATCATCTACATCTACGTCTGTTTTACTACGTCTAGTAATTGTAGAAGCTGCTTCTTTAGCCTTAACTTTCTTTGCGTTTTTAGTAAGGCCTTTATCTACTTTATACAAATCAATAACACGTATTACTGATGCAGGATCGTCTGCGTTTTCATAAAGTGCATCTTGTACCCATTTAGGCTGCTCTTCAGCCCAATCGTGAAACTCATCAGAAGCTCGGAGATCGTCAAAGTCTTCGTGAGTTTTACGAATTTGATTTTCTGCTTTTACTCTTTGTACTTCTGATTGTGCCTGATCTAACTCTTTTAGTCTAGCATCTGCTTTGCTAAACATTTCTTGAGCTTTCTTAGCAGCGATTGTTTCTACAATACCAGCTACATCAGGATACTGTTTTGCCCACTCTTCGATATCTTCATCAGATTTAGGTGGAGCAATAGATTCCTTTTTCATGCGTTTTTCAAAGGATTCAAACTTTTCGTTCCATTCCTTTTCTTTTTCCTGCATGTGTCTTCGTAAATCACCATAACGTTTTTTAAAAGACTTTTCTTCACGGGTCAGGTTTGAATCATCTTCCGATGTTTCATAGTCCTCTTGGGCTTCTTTTTGTTCGGTATTACCCTCATCCGATACTTTGGCTGTCTCAAGTCCTTCGCCATCGGATTCTTCTTCGACTGTTTCACCACGAGCCTCTGCCTCTAAACGGGCAATTTCTTTCTCTTCGTCTTCAATACGTTTACGTTTACGTTCGTAGTTATAACCTCTGTCAACAAAACCTGCTGTCTTTGGTGCTGCTACTGCTGTTAGTTCAGGCATTATATTCTCCTTATGTTGGGGCCAGCTTTTAGCTGGGTAGCCTTATTTATTTTTTCTTTTTCATCAGACCGCCAGATTTAAACCCGACTTGTCCAGAGGTATTTTTACCTGATGTAATATCCTTAATTTTAGCTGTGGTTCTACTTAGGTTTTTAGCCGTACCTGCTTTATCTTGTGCTTTAGAAAGAATATCCTTAGTTTGTTTTATACTCTTCGTAGTAACAATAGGACTAGAATCGTTGTCACCAGAAGCAGGTTTATTTACCTGACTTGCATAAGCATATGCTGGATCATTAGCTTGTCTTCGAGCTTCCTCTGCGGCTTTTGCTGCAGCAATTCTTTTAGCTTCTTCTGTTGCAACAGATTGATCTATAAGTTTTTTTCTTTCTGGACTAATAGATCCTGCAATCAATGCACGTTTAGTTGGGTCTTTAGCTAACCCTGCAATAAACTCTTTCATACCGCCATTATCTTCAGTCTTAAGATCTTTAGGTGTTTCAATACCAACAGAGTTTAAATACTGAATAGTCATCCAATCACCATCAGCATATCTACCAAAAGCATCTTTTGCAATTTTTGTACCTAAATCTTGTTTACCTACGTACTTTTCAATATTATTCCGAATTTGCTCTGCAGCTGTAGGGTCACCAGCAGCTTCCAGAATATTGGCTTTAGCGTATTGACCAGCAATGTTTCTCATGCTTACAATTTGACCTACACCAGGTATTTGTCGAATGATACTTTCAATAGCAGTTGGATCTGCAATATCTGTCGTAGTCCAATCTACACTTTCATACCAAGGTTTTGCTGGTTCTGTGGGTACTGGTGGTGGACCGTCATTATTATCGCTAACAGTTTGAACAGGTGCTTGTACAGGCATTGCAACACAAGTTTGTGTAGCTGGGTCATAAGACATACCTTTTCTAGCACAAGATTCTGCAGTTTCCTGAACAGTAATTGTAGGTGTTACTGGAACAGATTCTATTTGTCCAGAATCTGCCCTGGGAAATATTGTAGCACCTAATGGGAATCCTGTAAACTGTCTTTGTTGGGCTTGTTGACCTGCAGTCAAAATATTTTGATCAGTTTGAAGTCCGCCTTCAGCAAAACCCCCAACAGCACCGCCTCTGTACATACCCATCATTTCTTGGATAGCAGCTAGTTCTTCTGGGGTAAGATCCTCGTTACCTTCAGGACCACTTTCAAGAACAGGTTCACCACCTATTCTACCATTCATTTCCATGTCTTGCAAGCCTGTTTTTGCTTCTTGACGCAAATCTTCAAAGAATTTTACACCGTAGTATCTGACGACATCAGCTGGAACTACATACTCCCCTTCAGACAGTTGCGCAGGAATGTCATCCCTAACCTCATTAGCCAAAGACCCTGAAGGTACTTCATTACCTGATACTGGATCTTGTCTCACTCCATCGTCACGCAAACCTCCGTCTGCGAATGCAAAACTCATTTGTTGATTCATGTTACCTACTGCGCCTCCTTCGGCAAATTGTCTGGGTTTATCTACTTGAAACTGCTCTCTTAGTTTTGAGATATCGATGATTGTACCTTCTTTAGGTATTAAATTTATAAGACTTTTTCTTATCGCATCAAATTCAGGGAGTGTCTCAATATACCTTCTTTGACCTTCAAGCCAAGCATTAAAGGACATACCTGCTTCGTAGAGATCAATACCATTATGATTTGCAAATGATCGAAGTATAGCTTCTTCTTCATTATTTAAAGGAATTGCTTGAATATCGTTGTCTACTGCATTACTAAGAAGTTCTAAATCAGTACCTTGTGGAATACTGATACCATCCACCTCTATAAGATTATTTTGCATAAGGTCATTTGCTGCCTCATATGCAAGTGTATTACCTTGAGTCTCAGTTATAAGATTCTCAAGGTCTTCATACGGTAGTTCTACATTTCTATGGACTGTGACTGGATAATTTTTTTCTAAATCTTCTAAAGCTTTATCTAAATCTGTAACATAAGTACGATAAAACCTATCACCCTTATCTTTAGGATCAATTCCTCTACCCCTTGCATAAGCAATTCTTTCTGCAGGTGGAATAACAATTTTATCTACACCTTTTTCATCAGCTTTAGCAATAAGAACTTTCAGTGCTTCTTCAACAGTCTGTTTATTTTTTCTAATAGGTGGTAAAGCTACATCATCAATAGGATCCATTGTTTGAGAATTAAATTTATAGGAATTATATATATTAAAAAACTCTTCAGAAGGAATATCTTTGTCAATACCACTCTTTTTAAAAATAGATTTTTGCTTGTCATAAAAATCATCAATATCACTTTCGTATTTAGCTAAAATACTGTCTTTATCAAGACCAAAGTCCATCATGTACTCGCTAAAATCGTCTAATAGCTTTATGAAGGTCGGGTTGTCCCAATCTGCAACAAAATCATCGTAAATTTTACCAGATTTTTCATCAATAAGTTGAAAGGTAAACCAATCATTAAGCCGTCTTTCCCTTTCTAATCCGATAATAAAACCACCAAGCTCTTGATCATTTGTACCTTGTTTGTCAATGTAATCTTTTAATTCTTCAAATGTTAGATAACCTGGCTCACCTTGATTTTCCCAAAATCTATCTTTTACTTTTTTTATAAGGCGTTCTTCTTTTAGACGACTGAAGACATGATTATTGGGACTATAAGTACTTTTAAGTCTTTGGGGTTCGTCAACTTCGCCAAGTTTATCCAACTCCTTAAAAGTTTTTTTAATATCCTTAGTTATATTTCCATAAGCTTCATCAAAAGTAAATTCACTTTCAGTATTAAAACGCTTAACAGTTTTATCAAAAGCAGCTTCAAAAGAATCTTTAGGTTTTACATAGCCTTTCTGTAAAAGATCTGATTGTATTTCTTCTACTAATAGGTAAGGTTTATCTTTTCCTACAATATTTTTAAATTCTTCGGTAAAAGTAGAATTAACATTCCAACCAACCATAGGATCTATAAAACTACCCCTAACGTGGGCTGTTGTGCTTGGATCAAAATGCTGAGAGTTAGCTTTAAAAGTATTGCCTGATGTACGAGACAGAATGGGTATTGAAAAGTAAGAATCTGTAGGTACAGGATAACCCATAAAACCTACATCACTTTGTCGTTGATATTGTTCATATTTAGGAACACTAGCTAAGTCAGCAAGACTGTAGTAAATAGGTTCTGGTAAACCTGCTGAACCTTTGGTTACAACATCTAAAAGCTCTTCTCTAGAATATCTTTTGTTTCTATCTACAAGACCTTCTTTATAAGAACTTGGAGGAATGGACTCGGAATTCTTTTCAAGTAACCTTAAGAATTCTGCCCCTGTCATACCTTTACTAGGGAAGGAGTTAGACATTGTAAGTCTCTGTGTAAACTCTGCAATAGGCTCCCTAAACTTTACAACACCCTCTTTTGTTTTGTAGATTCCATCGGGATCAAATGGTGGTTCATCTTTAGATATGTAGGTAGGTGGATTATCCCCAGTAAACCCAGCACTAAGTGGTCTTGGACCTACATCAGAAGTTGTACTAAAATCTTTATCACCACTAAACGCAGCCTTAGTTTGACCAACAATATCACCAACTACTGCAGGAGCTTTTTGATATGCTGCATAACCAACATCCTTAGCTTTTTCTGCAGCTTGAATACCAGTACCTACAGCAGATTCAATAGCATCGTCTAATTGAGAAATACTTTTTGTACCAACCATACCAGCAAATGCATCTGGCATAGAGTATATATCACGTTCAAATCTTTTTTGAGTCTGGTCGTCACCAGTTACTATTTCTCCAACAGCACCAATAGCAACTCTGGCTGCTGCATCAATAAGTTCTAAACCCGCAAGTCCAGTATCTTTAAGGTAGTCTACAGATCTTAAGTAAGCATTATACAATGCAGGATCATTGGCGTCAACCTTTGTAATACCAGCATCCATAAATCTTTCTTTAGCAGATTCCCAAGATTCTTTAGCAAACTTTAATGGGTTAAACTCGTCGTCACTTTTACCTAAGTATTCGTTAGTAGAACGGGTATCAGTATCTGCTGCAGGTAGCATAGAGTTCATTTGATCTGCTAGACCGCCACCAGCAAATCCTAGTTTAATCTTAAGCTTATCAAACATAGACTCTTCATACTTAGGTGATTTTTTTGGTTCACCTGATGCTGTAAGAATATCTTGAGCAGCTTCCATCAGTTTAATGTAAGGTTCGTACCTTTGCTCTAAATAACTCCAACGATCCTCTGGATCTGCTTTGAGTGTCTTTTGCATTTCTTTAACGTCAGACACATTTCTTTCTTGAATATGTTTTTCTTGTGGTTTAGTCCCTAAGACTTTATCTTCTAAAAAGTCAAAAGCCTCGGTATTTTTTTCGTCAGATACTTTAGTTAGTAAGTCAAAAGCACGTTGACCATACTTTTTTATAAACTCTTCTTTACCAATCTTTATACCATCGGGGTGATTGTTAATACTTTCCCGAATACGATCAAAACCTCTGTGGGTCATTTCATGTGCCCAAGTCGATGGATTTGCCTCACCTGGATCTGCAAGAATATCGTCAGGTCTTATATTATAAGCTGTTTCTCCTGCGCCTTCTTCAAGTGCACTTTTAACAGCTTTTTCCTTAGACATTCTAGAAGGAAAATAAAAAGCATTGTCAAGAATATCTGTAGAAAGGCTGGCAAGATCTATGTTTCTTCTTCTAGCTTCTTCAATCATTTCGGGTGTAAACTGAAAGTCGGTTACTTTATCAGTATCAAAACCTTCAAAACCAAGACGTGCAATAGGGTTCCAAGATAAAGCTGGATCAAAATCTGCTCTTGCTTCTACTGTTGCTAAACCTGTTTGATCTGCTACAGTAGGTTCTTTTTGACTAGATTTTTCTGGACGCATTTTTGGTCTAGGAGAAGACATTAAACCTTTTTCTTCTATTTCTAAACTTTCAGGTCTGTATCTAGGTCTTGGTGATGATTCAACCATTAATATGTTCCCTAAGTAATAACAAGGATCTAAGCACACGTATTTCACCCTGAGCACGATACAGTTCTTCTACATCTGTAATCTGCTCAAGGCGTTTATGTACTTTGTCAATTCGGGTTAGTATCTCTTCCAGAAACGGATTGTACAGTTCTGGATTGTTTACAAAAGGTTTAAGTGTATTATTCACGACGAGTTTCATTGTACCTGTTGTGGGCCAGTATTAGCTGAGAAGCCCTGTTCTCCTGGCTGAGGCGCTGTACCAGTTCCTATAGTACCACCCCCGCTACCTTGCGTATCCTGCACTTGTACGCCCGCTGGAGCGCCCTGTGGACCTCCTGGTTGTTGAGGTGCAGGAACACCTGGTTGTGGTTCTGGCGGATTAGCTGCTTGGAACTGTTTCAAGATCTCAGCTTGCACTGCTGCTTCCGCCATGTTGTTGCCAACTTTATCTGGATCAAGATCCATAGACTTAGCAATCTCACGAACGATATAATCCATACGAGCAAATGGTGCTAGTGCTGGATTTTGTACGACTTGTAAGAACTGCATTAAGCGTTGGCTACGTACTTCATTAGCCATTAAGCTTTCCGTACCACGAGCTTTAACTTCCAAGTCACCTTTGATCTCTTTGTCAAAGTCAAACTGCATGTTAAAGTTAAAGAAAGCTTTGCCTAGTGGTGCTAGTAAGTAGTCATCGATATTCTTGACTACGTTACGAATAGAGCCATTCGCAGCAGACATAAGCATAGAAATACCAGAAGCAGTACGACCAACACCGCTAACCCCAGTCTGTCCGTGGGCAAACGAAGGAAAGCCTGTAGATTCATCTGCCAGCACTCTTGCCTTATCAAACATTTGCATGTTTTCATTAGATACGTTAGGAAACTTGGTGCCAAAGATAGCTTGACCAGGTGCCCCTCCCTGTCTTCTAAACACTTTGCCTGGATACACGGAGAGGTCTTGCCCTGGGACGAGGTTAGTCTCGTCTACTTCAATAAGTAAATTACCAGATAGGGCAGCGTTATCTACTGCCATACGCATAAAGCCATTCATAAGTGTTTGAGTGTCATCCATGTTCTCAGCAATACCAACGCCAAAAATACTGTATGGATTCATTTCATACGGTGCAGCAAAGTAAGGGATGTAAGCTGGTGTGAACGGATTCATTACTAGACGTAATACTTGACTATTTGCAATCCAAATATTTACACTCAACTGATCTGCATTTTTTAGTTCTGAGGGAATGTCTACTCCCTGATCTTCAATAATTTCTCTATCAACAAAACCCCAAAACTCTAAGACTTCAAAGCGTTCTGCTTTATCCTCTTCTTCGGAGTTATCTTCCATGACCTGTTCCCACCACTCTTTGCGGTAGTTTTCACCAATCTTTAATGCGTTATCAATAGCATTGGGGCGGAAGTAAGGACGTTTTTTAAGTGCTCGTACTTGTGAACGAGACATTTTGTGACGCTCAACTATGTACTCTGCCTCTTCCATTGTAGATGCGTCTGGGTCTGGATAGAAGTTCCAGATAGATACGGAAGTAGTTTGTGGAATTGTTTTAAATAGTGGCGTATACTCACCATCCTCATTCCAGTTTGGATACTCTTTATCTACCGCAAATGGACCTTTCATAATACCTGTGCCAAACAATGCACATTCAAAAGCAGCCGCACGAAGATGTTTCTTTGCGTGAGACTCCTCTAGCTGGTCATGAATTTTCTTTTCCATCTTTTTAGCAGCAACTTCTGCAGGATGCATTTGCACAGCAGATGGGCTACCACTGGGTCCAGGTTTTACCTGATCTAATACAGGTTCTAATTTACCTGCAAGACCTGCTAGACGTTCTTTAAACTCTGGGTAAGTTTCCCCAGGAAGTAGTTTGTCTGGCTTAGTATCGCCAGATGCTTTACGTATCTCTTCGTTGGTTTCAAAGTTTACAGTTTCTTCTACACCATCTGGAAGTTTTGTAGGGTCAATACTTAAAGGAAATTTATTACCACCAAATAAAACATCAGCAATTTGGCCGTAAGCAGCCAAGGTTTTAGTTTTCGTAACTTTAACAAAAATACGTGACTTTTCTGTTGAAGTAAATTGTATGTCAGACCCATAAGTACCTCTATAGTTTCTATAAGCTTTAATCCAGCGTTCCTCGTCAGTTTGACGTGCTGTTTCTGCTTTATTAAACTTATTTTTTACAAATTGGACAATTTGACCTGCGATTGGATCTGTATAGTCATCTTTTGCTACGTCTTCGATAGCAGAAGCCTGTTCCATATCCATTTCCATATCTTCAAATTCTTCTTCCATATTTTTTCCTTAATATCCAAAAGTGGGATCTGATGCCTGAAAACCAGTGCGCTGGGCAAAAGGATCAAAATCAAATAAATTACTTCTTGGTCTGGTCATAATACCATAACGTAAAGCATCATACAAGTGATCTTCTGCATGTGTGTCTACATCTTCAGGATTATTTTTATCTAGAGGTAAACTTGGTATTTGTGATATTGTATTTACACAACTGTTAAAAAATACTATTCTGGGTTCTTCTGTAAACTCATCAATTTGCAGTCGTCTGTGTACTTCGTTTTTACCTGCTACACGAGAGCCTTTAGATCTATCTGAGGGTCTCCATCTGCAGCCTTTCATAATCATTTGTTCAGCGAGTGAAGGACCAGTATCACCACGATTATGCCACAAAGAAGAGTCCAAAACTCCATACCGTATTTTTTCTCCTGCCTCTGCTTCTATTCCCAATATTATATCGGCTAGGTCAGTGGCTGTAACTTTAGATACGTATAGTTCTCTATACACTACTAACTGCTCAGATCCTGGAACTACTGTGAACCAAAGAACTCCAGTATAGGAACCATAACCATAGTCACAAGCCCTAAAACGAATCCAGTTATTTGGGATGTCGTAAGGGTTAACAACATGAATGTTTCGGTTAAACTCTGGGAAAGCTGCGCCTTCATTAATGTCCCAGTCACCTTCAAGCAGCTGTCTTCGTTGGTGCTCAGGTAGGGATAACAAGTTAGCTTCATAAAGTCCGTCATCCGAAAGATAGGGATTGTCAAAGAGGGTGGCTGGTATAAACTTACGTTTGAACAGAGGCTCACCCTCCCGACTGTGACCTTTCGGCCAAGTAATCACATCTCCGTTTTCATCAGTAGCATAAAACGACCTATCTGGAGTTTGAGGATCAATGAACGTTCTTTTTACCCACTGATGTCCAGGTCCACCTGGGTTGCTGGTAGCCCTCATGTAAAGAGGTAGACCAGAAGCCTTAGTGGTACGAAGACGTGATCTCATATAGTTCCATGCGTAGGGTGTAGGCCATTGTGTAAGTTCGTCAAAGCCAATCCAGTTAAAAGCTTGACCTTGGTATCTCATAACGTCATCTTCTCTGTCTAGGTATGACATCCACAATGTGGCACCTGATGGAGCTACCCAAGTTTTATCCCTTTCCATAAATTTAATTCCAGGAATAGCCTTGGGATAAAGTTGTTTGCTTACCGAGATAAGCTCACGAAGTTCTTCTGTACTACGACGGACAAGAAGCATTCTCGCATTTGGGTTCCCCAAGTAACGTACAGGGTCGGCAACCATTGCATAAGACTTACCTCCACCAGCAGCACCTCCATAAAGAACCTCCTGTTCAGTTGCGGCTAAGAACCTAGTCTGGGGGCCAGGGTTAGGTTCGAATATTACTTCTCTTACTGCTTTCTCTACGTCTAACTCTTCAGGTTTCGGTTGCGCTGGTACTGATGTACTCTTTTTGACCGAGGAGTCTACCTTCGAGCCTTTCTGCCTTTTCAAGGGCTTCTTTGTAACGTTTGGCGAGGTAGCGTTGAGTTGCAGCTTGTGTCTTACGTCGTTGCTCAAGTTTCACCCTATTATATAAACCTACATGTGAGATGTATCTACCAGATTGAGTTGTTAGCCAAGCAGATACTTCTCTATAGCTATACCTTTTTAAATGTTTTTTAGCTAACTCAAATAACTCTAGTTCTTCTGGTATTGGTAGTAGTATATCACAATCATCTGGGTCTTGTCTATAGCCAAATGGTACAACACTACCTAATCTTACTACAGGTTTCCAGACATAACTACCATCTATAAAGTCTGGTTTGGGTAGTTGCCAAGTTTTATTAGTCTTCATCCGATTTCTGCGGCAGAATAAACAATGGGTTTGTAGCAGAGACTTCTACTTTCTCTGTCTTCACAAAACCACTGCGATCTAGAACATCTTTTGCAGCTGCCATTTTTTCTTTGTTTCCTAGATCTGTTGGATTATTCATAATCTCAAACATTGAGTATGCAGCTTTAGTTGCAGAAGAAGAAATAAACTTTTTAGTAAGATCTGCAATCTCTTCTGCAAGAGGTTCTGCAACCTGTCTTGAAGTGACAGCATCTGCATACCCAGCAAGCTTCTTAGCTTTAACTAGATTACCACCAGCTTCCTCAAACAACACGTCGAGAAATTTCTGTTGTTTCTCTGTTAAGTTTTTAGCCATATTATCCTACCATATAAAATATAAAACCAATAGCACCTATACCTAAGATAAGTAATACACTTGTTGCGATCCAAGTTATAATCTCTTCTATTATCTCAGCTTTACGGTACTCTTGATCCTTTTTCTGTTTTCTTATCTTAGCTTCAGTACGTACTAGTTCTTCCCAAGCTCCAGGCCCATAGACAAAACTAATATGCTGCCGTAGTTCTTCCCGCATAGCATCTGCTTGACGTTTTGCATTCCAAACAGCAAGTGCTTCTGCTTCTACAGACCCTCCCAGGGTTTTCCACCAAGGAGGGTTGTTTGTTTTCTTTTCGACTTGACCTAAGTCAGACATGGCACTGGCCCACTGAGATAGTTGACCAGTCATGTCCTGTAGCTCACGTCCTACTTGTATGCCTTTTTTAATGGCATTGAAGGCGACTGTGGCACCCCCAATAATGGTAACTGGGTCCATGAGTCTCCTCCCAAAGAACTCACTTTATTTGTTGTTAGAAACGAACTCGTATAGTTTCTCCGCTTGCTTCTTCAACTCTTCTGGTGTGTACATCTTTGGGATATAACGTTCCCAAGCTTCCAATGCTAGTTCACTATTACTTTTGGATTGCTCCATCATTGTTTTAGCAATTTCTAGCTGTGTGTCATATGCTTTATCTAGCATTTCTTTTGCCATAGATAAAACATCTGTGCGAATCTGATAAGGGTTTGATTGTGTCATGTGTGTGTTCCTGTGTGTTAAACTTCTGTAACGACTCTTCGGATATCTGCACGGCCAATACCCATGTCGTTCAGTTCTCTGTCTGTCATTCTGTAGAGTTGGTTCATAGCAATTCTACGATTAACTTCTTTTTGCCGTGCTTCAATTAGTTTAATAAACCATTTTTTCATTTGTGTCTCCATAATTATGCTGCACTTGCAGCTTACGGAAACTAGTTTTACACATATAGTTATACTATACTATAGACAATAATGCAACCCTGTTATTACCCTACTGGGACAAAGGTTTCTGTTACAGTAATAATAGTATCAATATGACCAGCAGAAGTAGGGACATTTTGTATCTTATCACCAGGCTGCAGTACTAGGTCAATGTTTGTAAAAGTAATGTAATCGTTTGCACCTAGACTCTTACCTGCCAGAAAGTGAGACGTGTAATTATCTGCTGCTACGTACCATTCTACATCTACAGAGTTTGTACTGCCACCGCCATTAACTATGTGTATAAATGTAACCTCAGCTATACAGTTAGCAGGGCAAGTATACACAACCTCTGTAGCAGTGCCATTATTATGACCCCATACAGATCTTTTACGTGCTGCCTTGCCCTGGTTTACTAGTGACATTATT